TAGGAAACCCCTACCCCCCTCCTTTGAACGACATGTGTAGTCGTAAAAATTCACTGCTTGTTAGTGAGCTATATCACTTTCTCTTTTAAAATTAATGTTTAAATCGTTTTGTTGCTGACCTGACTATCCTTATACCCTTGAAGATTACCAAGTTGCCGACATGACTATCCATTATTTAATTTTATGTCATAATAAGACCGCAAGCCTTGACCGCATGTCTCGCCGACCACGGATTCGACACCCGTTAGTAGGAGCGATATGTTGCTTAGTTGTCTATGTGCATTACGACCTCCGAGTCTAAGTGTATTCCCTTAGGTGGGATTTAGCGATGTTCGCGCACCTCTGGTCCGTTGCGGGTGAAACTCCCGGTATCCCAGCCGTCGTAGTGTATGAATGAAAAAGTTGGGTGGACTATACATTATGGACACACGAAATACAAATTCGAATTCTTTTTCCCGTTCCGCTGCTGATATGGTTGGATTAGACCCTCGGGCCGAATCCGAAATATCCCCGATTGATGATCAACGACCGACCTTTATTGAATCTTCGGTGCCATCTTTGCGACCTGCATTGGAGGCCCATCGAGATGCGATGAACGCAATCACGTCTTTGACTATCCCTTCTCGAGATGCTGCTGGTGCGTTGCGTGATGCCTCTGAAAATCTTGGAGAAGCTGCGCAGCAAATGTCTGTTTTAATTGAACATTTACGATCAATGTTGACGCAAATACCGATTATTCAACCATTTGTAAATAAAATTATTGATGCTGCTGTATTATTGTATGATATTATTGTTGCTATTTTTCAACAAATTTGGGCATCGATACCATCTTTGATTATTCGTATCATGCAATTGTTTGGAATTGCTCAATCTGTAGTTAATTCGTTTATTGGTGATTTATTGAAATCCTTTCCTCCGTTACAACCGAATACAGGAGATAGGAGATTAGAAGTTCAAGGATATGCGAACAGTTTTTACAAATCGATTGTGGGAATTTTAATTACTGGTGAAAAACCTTCTATGGACCAGTTACGTTATGTAAATGAATATTCGAAATTTCGTCATACTGTGGTTAGTGAAATTAAAGATGTGGCCAGTTTTGTGTCGCAGATTTTGACGGCTTTGCCTGATGATGTTCAGTTGTGGCTTTCATACGTTATGCCTGCGAAATGGTGGCTTTCAGTTTTCCATCCAGGTTCTGATATGTATAAATGGATAAATGATGTGAATGAAATGGCCTCGCACAACTATACGGTGCGTGCTGCATTTAATCCGGAAACGCAAAGGAAAATTTTAGCTTTGTACAATCAAGGTAGACAAATTATTCAGGATTGTGCATCAAAAGGGCCAAAATTTAATCTTATTTTTAATTTGTTGAATGCTACGTTCAAACGGATCGATGAACTTTATCATATTGTTGATATGGCGTCCTTTCATACTACATCACGACCGATACCATTTGTCGTGTATTTGTATGGTGAAACCGGACAAGGGAAATCGTTTTTGTCAACCGCGATACCATCAATGTTGACGGGATTATCGGCAGAGGAACCGAATTTGTCGTACTCGAGAAACCCAGCAATGAAACACTGGGATGGATATACCGGTCAATGCGCCGTTATTTATGATGATTATGGCGCGGTTAGAACAGCGCAAGCAGATCCAGGTGAAAATGCCGAATTGATGTCGATAGTTTCGAATGATCAATATCGTTTGCCAATGGCGGCCGTGAACGAAAAGAAAGAAATCTTTCGTTCACAGATTGTTATAATGTCATCAAACATCGCATACAATCGCCCAAACGAAATACAATGTTTTGAGGCGCTGTGGCGTCGACGTCACGCTTTCTATGAAGTTCGCGTGAAGGATGAGTATCGACAACCTGGGCAAACGGCAGTTGATGTAGAGCGCATTCCAGCGGATTACTCTCACTGGGAATTTCGGAAAATGGATCCAACTCGACCAAATGTGGACCCTGGTGAGCGAATTAATTTTGACCAGTTTACGGATCAACTGACGAGTGCCTATGAACAGCATGTGCGTCATCAGATTATGGCGCGACAGGGCCATATTCGCATTACCCAAGGTGCAGTAGAACGTGCACATGAGCGAGTTGAAGCACGTCGGTTACGAGAACAGCGTGATGTGATTTTACCGGTGCAAGGGCTTTCGCAGGATTTTCTTGAAGCTGTTAGAGCGATGCCACAGGAGAACATTGATCAATCATACGCGATGAAGATTTATAATGAATTGCTCGCTGAGGAGAATCGACAAATGGAAGCATCGCCAATGTGGGTGAAAGCACTTTTGGCTGCAATACCGCTATGCGGCGCGCTTGGAGCGATGGCATTGTTGATGAATTGGATTCGTAAACCGAAGAAAGAGGAAAGCACACAAGCACATCCAGAGTTTAGAGCAATTGCTGGATTTGCGGCTTCGAAGCGTGTACAACGTATGGATGTTGAAGGACGTTGGTTGCCACTTTTCGAGTGTATGAAAAATGCGACTCCTGAAATGGCGAAAATTTTCGATGACGCTTTGGAAAATGTGCCTGAAATGCAAGATCTTACAGACAAGGAAATTGAAAAAACAATTCAGCGGACACTGGGTATGCCTCGAGTGCGCAGATTTTGTGATGAACATAAAGTGTCACAATATTTTGCAAAAAAGATGAATACAGAAGGAAAAGCAAAGGAGGAGATTTATCGCTTGTGGTCTATGATAGCTTCGCCACGAGTTAAGAAGATGGATGTTGAAGGGCGTTGGAAGCCATTGTATGATAAGATCGCTTTGGCTCAACCATGGATGGTTGAAATTTTCGATAATGCAATGGACACAGCACCAGAATTGGCTGAGTTGACAGATGAAGAGGTTGAGCAACGAATTGCTGAAGCGTTGAAATCACCGCATGTGCGGAAATATCTTTTGGCTGAAGGGGCGTATTCTGGTGCACCTGGTAAAGTGAAGCCAATCGCTGCAAGAACATTGCGCGTAGAGGGGTCTATTGATTCGAATGCCCTTACAATTGCGCATGATCGCATGGCAGGTGCACTGGTACGAATGGTCACTCCGTATATAGCTACCGTTGGAACTGCGATTTTTGGGCGCGTTATGTTGTTACCGTTGCACGTGTTTTTCAAAAGTGATGGAACACGTATTGACGAAGGAACGCCGATGACATTGCAATGGAATGACTTGGATTATCCGATGTTTTTTGAGTCGGATATGATGGTGCAGATTGCGAAGGATGCAGCGTGTTATCAGTGTCCTGTTTCCGTACCACTTGGAAAAGACCAAACGCACCTGTTTATTAATGATTTGGATTTGGATTTTTCGAAGAAGTTTGCAGGTATGCTCTTGACTCTAACACCGAAGAATATACCATTATTGCAAAATTTGGAAAGCAATATTACTGCAACAACCGAACGATATTTTGGGATCTATGATCGAACAATTTCGATTTTTGCTCCACAGATAAGTGATGCTCGTGCATATGACCCGGATACCACTGTGGTTTTTGAGAAAGGAGCTGCTTGGCAATACCGCACACAAACACGTGCTGGTATGTGTGGATCACCTGTCATTGCTTTGGATAAATCAATGATGCGAAAGGTTATTGGAATACATATTTTAGGTGGATCTGATGGTACGTCAGTTGCCTTGCCAGTCACACAAGAGATGATTAACGCTGCGAAGATAAAATTTGGCGTTAATTTGGCAACAGTGCCAATCAGTCATATTAAAGATCGTGACTTTAAGGGAACAGCTTTGCAGGTTCAAGGGCACTTTACACCAATTGGCAAACAGTTGCCACCGACATATGTTAACGAGACAACCAAAATAAGACCATCTATGCTACATGGAAAAATCATGCCAGTGAAAACAGGACCGGCGGTGTTATCGCAATATGATCCGCGGAATATTTTTGGAAAAGATCCGATGGAGACTGGTATAAATAAATATGGCGATCCAGCGCCAAGCGTCGATATGAGGGCGTTGCGCAGAGTGAGAGATCACGTTGCTGGTATGTTTGCGCAATTTAACCCATTATGTGGGCGTCGCGTGCTCACGGAGGATGAAGCCATAAATGGAGTGGAAGGTTGTGCATATATCGATCCAATCAATATGGCGACTTCAGCTGGATATCCATATATATATGAAAAGAAGTTACCTGGTCAAGTTGGGAAATGGCATTTGATATGTGGAGATTTGGCAGCACGTAACTTGCAGATAACAAGTCCATTATTAAGATCAATGTTGGATGATCGTTGGCACAAAGCATTGCGGGGAGAGCGCGTGGCGTCTATGTGGTTGGATTCGTTGAAAGATGAGCGACGTTCGATAAAACGTATTATTGATGGTAAAACGCGCGTTTTTACAATACCGCCATTGTGTTTTACAATTATGGCGCGACGCTTATTTGGTGCATTTAACCAAATGTTTTACGACACGCGTTTGAAGACCTTTTCGGCGGTGGGAATAGACCCTGCTTCAATGGAGTGGACGACGTTATATAAAAAATTGGTTAATAAATCGGCAATTGGTTTTGCGGGAGATTATTCTGGATGGGATGGTAATATATCTGCCGAATTTATGATGGCGGCGTGTGAAGTGATTAACAAATGGTACGATGATGAAGAATATCACCAAGTTGCCAGAAAAGTGGTGTTTGAAGAGTTAATCCATACAATGCAGTGTGCCAAGGACTTGATTTATTTAACTCATCATGGCAATCCATCTGGAAATCCTTTTACATCAATCTTGAATACTATCGTGAATGCGATGTATTTTCGATATTGTTGGTTGAAAACAGCACCAGCAGAAATGTATGCTTTGCCGTTTTTTGATGAACATGTAGTGGATGCGGAATATGGGGACGATTCAATTATATCTGCAACTGATATTGCATTGCGTTTTTACAATCCAGTGAGCATCCAAGTAGAAATGCAAAAGTTGGGGATGACGTTCACAGATGCGACGAAATCTGGACCAGCCGTCGTGAAACCTATTAAACAACTTACGTTTTTAAAACGAGGTTTTCGTGAAGACGAGTTTGGAGTCTGGCACCCAATTATGGAGATGCAGACAATCGGTGAATTATTCAATTGGGTCCGTGAGACAAAAGCAATGAATCCATTGGAAGCAACGATAACAAATGTCAATGACGCGCTCAGTTTCATTTATCATTATGGAAAACAACCATTTGAGACTCTGCGTGCTAAAGTCATGAAAGCGTTGCCGTTGACAGAACAACCGAAGGTTTTGGATTATGATTATTATCATTCACGATTTTGGAAATCACACGGATATGAATTTTCGACGCGGTTAGAAGTGCAAGGAGATACGGTGAAATCGGACGAACAGAATGATATTCGATCGGAAATAAATACAAAGGGTGTTTTGTCCATTGCACAGCGCGCGACTGAGGTTTCTGCACCTGTTGCTAACCCGTTGATAGACAACGCGTTGAATAGAACTGGTATTGGTGATCCACAGTGGTCAATACCACAAATGGGTTCTCGTCGTGTGTGGTTGAATACGATACCCTGGAATACAACACACACGTTTAAAACGACGTTAGCGCATTATGAGTGCCCAAAAGAAATTGTGGTGAATTATCTACAATCAGCGCCTTTTGAGCGGTTTTTATATTGGCGCGGTTCAATTAAATTCCATGTGAAAATCAACGGAACGCGATTTCAAGCCGGGCGTCTGGCAGCATATTTTGTGCCCTGGACGCGCTACATCATGATTCAGGATTGGCATGAAACGAATATGGCTGCGGCTTTTAGTTTGAAACCTGCATTTATCGATCCAGCGTCGAATCCAGAAGTTATTGTGGAAGTGCCGTATTACAATCCAAAATCCGTGATTTCTATAAATACAACGTATGATTCAAACATGGATTTCACTGGCACTTTTATTTTACAGGTTTTGGTGCCATTGACTGCAGCAACAGGAAGTCCTGGCACGGCTAATGTTTCGATTTGGGTCGAAGTTGACGAAAGCTCGCAATATCATGTTCCATTGCATTCAGCCGCGACGACGCAAATATACAATAAAGAACACCATAAGCAATTGGCACGGCGTTTGGACGTTCAAGGCGGCACACAATCCGTAACGAATAATATCAACCAGTATGGAAATATGGATTCTGCAACAGTGCCACAATCGTTGACAAATGATGATTTTTCTGGCATGGCGTCTGGAAATAAGATTGACGTGCCTATGCCTTTGGATAGAGCAGCACGTTCGTGGAATCCTTTCAATCAAGTGCGTAAGTTTGTTCAAAATTATACGCACTCTGTTGGGTCCGAGTTGACAACACGTTTGGACTTGAATCCATCGAATCTAAATGAGTCACTACGACAACATTTTTCTACGCATACGGATGAGATGGCGTTTCGTGAGTTGCTTACTATACCAACATGGGTCGCCAATATATCATGGCCTGCAACTGCGACAATTGGGACATCGTTGTACGCAGGTTTTATAGGGCCTATGAGCACGTTCTTTATACCAGGAACGAACATACAACGAACGAATACCGTGGGTCAACGCGTGGAATGCACTTTGTGGGAATATATGTGCATGCGTCATGCTTTTTGGCGTGGTGACATTTATTTGAGATTTGATGTTGTCGCAACGCAATTTCACACGGGGCGTTTAATATTATCGTTGAATTATGGAGCGACACCTGATGCGGAAGTTGGACTGCGTGATGCGACATCGCAATACGCCATGGAATTTGAATTGAGCAATGAGAAGCGCACTTTCGAGTTTAAGATTCCATACACCGCTGCAACACCGTGGTTGAAAGTGTGTCGAGGGCCCTTATCGCCTGATGATGTGAAACCAACACCAGCTGCTTGGTGGGCGAATTATTTCACAGGCTCGTGGAATTTGCGTGTGGAGAATCCCCTCGTGACAACTGATGCAGCGCCACCAGATGCGACGATCGTCTTCTCTATGTGTGGTGGCCCCGAATTTGATTTGTATTACCCGACGAACGAGAATCAGACATGGGTTCCATCATTGATAGGACAAACAGGACCACCACCCGTACCGGATTATCGCCTAGATGTTCAAGGAGATACTGGAAATGCGAAACAGGATGGGTCTGGTGGTGGGGAAGATGCAGCTGCGATTCCGCCTTTGGAAAATTCTACACGAACGGAGGCAGTGAAAATAGCACCACCAGGACATCGTGATGTGGCGTGGGGACGAAAATTGAGGAATATCCATTTTGGAGATAGAGCACCAATTGTATCTGTGGCAGATGAAATTAAACGTTATTACGTGTATTCTACAACTGCAACAGCAACGTACACTACTCCCGCTTCGCCAGCGACAGCAGCAAATGACAACCCTTATGGGTTCGTGGGTGGCCAGTCAAGTGGAGCACCTGTTACGATGTGGGGTTTTCATGCATTTGCGGTACGACCCTTCCAAACAGATCTTGGAACAAACGCGCCACACAATTTTATTGCGTCAAAATATAATACTCCAATGACGCGGTATGGTTTGATGTACCGTTTTTATCGAGGCTCGGTTAGGTACAAGGTATTTTTTGGTGATTTTGTGTCCAAAGCTGGTGAACGATATCAACCAGTATATAATACCGTGATATATTTACCGCATGCACAGTTTATAACACCAGGAGCCACACCTGCCGCAGTACGACCAAATTGGGCGTCAATAGCTGGAGGATATGGGGGTGCTTTTCTCGGGTCTCGATTTCCTGTGGATGGCATTGGTGGTTTGACAACGGAGAGTGGCGTGGTTTTTGCGAGCGATGCGAGCAGTAATCAGATTGTGCCGTATTGCGAAGTGGAAATACCATTTACAACGCGTTTTAACGTGTTGGCAACCCAACAAGCACTAACTGATACGACCGATAGCCCGGACATGTCAATTATGGGCGTTTTGTTGGTAATGTCGGCATTTACGTTGAGCGATGCACAATTTATTGCTTTGAAAGGTCCGACAGATGAACATTCTTGGTACAGGACAGTGATGATGGCGGCAGGTGACGAGTTTCGTTTTGGAACATTATTGGGGGTTCCAAATATTTTTCAAGAAAGTTCGAATATAATAAAGTGGCCTGACACTTGGAGTCCGCCGATGGCGCCTTCTGGACAGCGACGTATCGAACAGAAAAGTGTACGTGGGGCAGATGTGCCAATGGAGGTGTGTGTGTGTAAGAAGGAGGATGGGCCGCATATAAGAACAAAATATTGTTATGCACCAGTTCCAACCCGGCGCCTTGAAGTGCAAGGGGATTTCGTGTATGCACTTTCGCGAAACGACATTCGTTATCCCATTGAAAAAGAAAGTGCCTCCAAATTTTCACCAGATTTTGGAGTGGAAAATTATTATACCGTTTATATGAATCGTATGGAATGGGAGCTTGTGCACAATTTGCATTGTGGCATGAGCATTGATGGGCATTTGCACACACCAAATTCGAAAGTGGTGCGTACGCTCATGCTCAAGCATGGTTTAGTGGTTAAATTGGAATGGCAAAAAGAATCAAGCCAATTCCTTGTCGATTGGTGGTTTACGAATTTTCGCAATATGCGTGGTTTATTCTATATAAATGCAATTGAGCATTATACGGGTTATACCATGGATATTGACAAACTTCATAAATCAGTTGTCGATATGGTTTGGAGTGCCGTTCGTCATTTTTTCCGCGCAGGACAAGATATATTCTCTCCAAAAGATCAGGAGGGATTGAGATCGGTTGAGCTAAGAACTTACCAACCGGATCAAAATATGCAAGTTCAACAAAAGCACCAAGAAGGGGTGCGACTCGATGTTCAAGGGGACACAGAGTATAAAATAAAGCGCCGGGTTCCACCAACGTTCAATACAATTTCGCAAGTCATTTTAGATCTTGATGAGCGTTCACATGAACAATCCCGGAACTATCGCATGGCAATGTCAGAGTTAGAACAAAAAGTGCTGACGGCGCATTGCGAGGTGAAATTTACGCGAAGTGGTTCTCCACATATTCCTATTTTTTCGGCAGAAATGCTGTTTTTGGTTGACTGTGGAGTTTACAACGAGCAAATGGCGGCAGCATCATCAGAACGTAAGGCGGATGCTTATGAAGATGCAGCAAAACAACTTTTCTTGAAACTGGTTAAAATAGCTGAAGATAACCAGAAAGCAAGTGAGACCTTGGCAAAACGATCAGCCTTGGGGTGGGAATATGGCCATATTCCGAACCTGTTCTATAAAGAAGAAGAACGTTTGGATTCGGAAGAAGGAAAGTTCGCATTTCTAGCGGCGTTCGAAGGGGTAGCGACGGCAGAGAAGTTGGCCCAATTCTACGAGGAATTAGAACAGCCTGTAATACCAATGTTGGCACATTTTACCAGCATGGATTGGTTTTCCCAAATTATTATTGATATGGGTTACTTGATTGGTGTTTACGTTGCAAGCACTCGTGATGAAGGCATTGGCCATAAAAAAACAACGATCACTCTGAGTGGCTATCAGATTGGAGGTGTCATAAAATCTGACATCAAAGTTGAGCTACATTCAAACAAGCGAATGTATCCAGACGTTGGAATCGACTTCACATTTGGTGAAGCCGTGGAGATCGGAATAAGATCAGCGATTATGGAGATGTTGGCACGCGAGAGGCCTAATTGGGCCGCCTTTCGCGGGGAGAAGATAGTGCAAGGAGGAAAATTATAAGAACTGGCGGCCCAGCATCACGTCGATTGGCCAGGACCGGTGTACACTGAACAAGCGCGTAATAGCACTCTTCTTGTGTGACGGTAGCGACTATTCCCATCATCCTATCGGTTTAGTAGGTAGGCTACAGGTGGGATCGGTACCCCTGAGTGAAGGGATACGTGAT